CAAGTGGTAATTTTATAGGTAATAATATAGGATCAGGAATATATGATAATCGTATTTATTTAACACCAACAGATTTTTTCCCAAATGGAGATAATCAAAGTACTAGAAATGATAGTGGATATATAGCAGGAGATGGTGGTCATATAATAGATCCTGGAAGAAGATTATCTTATTATGCACAAAAAGTAATCCCTAAAGGATATAAAGCAACACATGTTTTACTAAAAGGAAATAATGGTACTAATGTTGTAAGAGTCTATTCAAGTAGTTTTGGTGGAGATACAGCAGGCCAAGCAGGACCAGATGGGACTGTAGGTACAATACTAAATTTTACATCTTCAGCTATAGTAGGAGGTACTAATGGGACTTACTGTTCAGTAAAATGGGTAGCAAATGCACTTTCACAATGTTATGGAGGTTATATTCAAATAAGACCGGTATAATGTTATGTTTTTATTTTTTTAATATATGTATATATAAACATTAAATTATAAGTTATGGCTATAAAAAACAAAATACCTTCACCTTCTGAATTTGCTAACCAAGTAAAAGAACAAAATCAAAATCCTACAATAAATAAAGTAGAACAACCAAATACAGAAAAAATAGAAAATCAAACAAATCCTACTACAAATAACCAAATACAAAAATTTACCCCTGAAGAAATAAATAAAATAGAAAGTCTTCAACAAGAATTAAATCAAATAACTTTTCAATTAGGACAGTTAGAAATTTCAAAAATTAAACTAAAACAGTCTGAAAACCAATTATTAAATTTTTTAACTGAAATTGAAAAAAAAGAAAAAAATCTAGCAAGTGAACTTAATAAAAAATATGGAAAAGGGACACTAGATACAAAAACGGGAGAATTTACACCAACAAAATAATTTTTTAAAAATTTAGTCATATTTATTACTGGTTAATTTTTTTAAATTAACCGTTTATCTTAGTTTGGTTTATATATTTTTTCTATATTTATAGTAGAACAATAATACTAAGATATTAGTTAACTATTAAAATAAATAATAAAGATGGCAGAACAAATTATTTCACCTGGCGTATTTACCCGAGAAAATGACTTAAGTTTTCTTCCCCAGGGAGTACAACAAATAGGAGCAGCAATTATAGGTCCCACAGTAAAAGGACCTGCATTCGTACCAACAGTAGTAAGAAGTTTTCAAGAATTTGAAAATAGATTTGGACCTTTAAGTAAAGATACATTTGTTCCTCAAACAGTACAAGAATATCTAAAAAATGCAGGTTCAGTAACTGTATGTAGAGTACTAGCAGGTGGAGGATATACATTTACAGATGGTACTAATGAAGTTATAGGATTAGCAGTATCATCTTCACTTCGAGGTGAAGCCGTACTATTAGGATTAATTTATCCTTCTAAAGATACAGACTCTAAACCTACATTACAAACTTCTACATTAATAAAATCAGGAAGTGGCCATATAGATGAAAATTTCAGTTTAACTTTAGCAGGTAGTAATATTACTGATACACAAATATCTGCTTCAGTAAATCCAGCTAATGATAATTATTTATTTAAACAAATAGGAGATAGTCCTAATAATAGTAAAACAGGAGTAGTTACTTATGATGGAGGTGGAACTACAGGAGGATATCCAGGATATACTTATAAAAACTTTAAAAATTTCCAAACAGATTTAATAGCTGCAGCTACAAAAGAAGTAGCAACAATCACTCTTGGTACCTCAGCTACTTCTACAATATCTACTTCAAGTTTACAAGATCATAATTTATTAAATTCGGGTTCAATTTATATTAAAGCAGTAGATGGCACTTTCCATACATTAGCTTTCGACACATCAACTGTAGTTGGAGGAGGTGCAGCAACTAATATAGCAGAAGGTTTATCAGGTTCATTAACAGAAATAAGCCTAACAAGCGCAGGGATAGATGGAGGAATAACATCAAGTGAATTAGCCCAAGCTACTATGATAGCTGTAAATACTATATCCGGTCTTACAGCTTCTCGTTCTGATAATGTTGTAACTATTACACAAGATGAAGTTGGAGGTGTAGTAGATATAAGTACTACATTTTCAAGTACTCCTAATACAGCATCTGTAGCAACATCAACACAAGGTGTAGATGTAACAGGATATGGAGGATATAACTTAGATAGAGACTTAATATTTATAACACAATCTGCATCTACAATAGAATATAAAGGAGGTCCTGGTTTAACAACAACAACAGAAGGATATGGGTATGCTTCATCACCTTTTATTACTTCACAATTCTTAAATGCAAATAAAACAACTCAAGATTTATTTAGATTCCATACTTTAGATCATGGAAAAGAAGTATCTATGGGTTATAAAATATCTATAGCAAATTTAAGAGAACCTTCAGATATAGATGGAGTAGAACAATATTCAACTTTTTCTGTATTAGTAAGAGCTTTTGGAGACACAGACCAAAACCCAGTAATATTAGAACAATTTAATAATTGTAATTTAGATCCAGATTCACCACGATATTTAGCAAGAGTATTTGGAGATAGATTTCCAGAATATAATGAAACTTTAGATAAAGTAGAATTAAAAGGAGATTATCCTAATCAATCAGTTTTCTGTAGAGTAGAAATAAATGAACAAGTAGCTGAAAAATCAACTTCTCCTAAATTATCACCTAAAGGATTTAGAGCAGTTAAAAACTGTGTACCAGGTACAGCATTTACTCCTAATGTAATTGTACCATCAGCATCTTATGAAGGTATACAAACAACAGAAGATGGTAGTACTAATCCAGTTAATTATAGTACAAAAGGATTTTTAGGATTTAAATTTAGAGAAAAAGATAGTGATAATGAAAATTTCTTTGGACCTATTCCTAGTGTACCAACAGAACAAGATAACATAGCGGGTGACTTTAATGTAGAAAATCATTTTGGCCACCCAAGTTCAAGTTTATGGACAGGTTCATTAAGTAAATCATTAGATACAACAGGAGCTAATGGCCCTACAAATGCACAACTTAAATTTACAGTACCTTTCCAAGGTGGAGATGATGGTATAGCACCTCATACAGTAATATTTACAGGTACTGAAAGTACATTAGCTAGTGAATATGAAAATGGAACTAATGTATTTGGATTTGATGTTAGTTCAACAACAGCAGCAGGATTTACAGGGTATAAAAAAGCATTAGATATTCTTTCTAATCAAGATCAATATGATATTAATATGTTAGTTATACCTGGTATAGTAAAATCAATAGCCCCTTCTATTACAAATGCAGGTATTAATATGGTTGAAGATAGAGGAGACGCATTTTATGTTATGGATTTATGTCAAGCTACTTCAACAGTAAATAGTGCAGTAGGACATGCAGATGGGTTAGACACAAACTATGCTGCAGTTTACTACCCATGGGTTAAAGTGCTAGATACTTCAAGAAATAAACCAGTATTAGTACCACCATCAGTAATAGTACCTGGAGCAATAGCTCAGTCAGATAATATAGGAGCTGAATGGTTTGCACCTGCAGGTTTAAATAGAGGTGTTTTAGGTAATGTAATAGAAGCTAAAATAACATTAAATCAAGCAGAAAGAGATAAATTATATGAAGCTAAAATTAATCCAATAGCAACATTCCCTGCAACAGGAGTTTGTATATGGGGTCAGAAAACACTACAAGAAAGATCAACTGCACTTAATAGAATTAATGTAAGAAGGTTACTTATTACACTTAAGAAATTTATTGCAAGTTCTTCTAGATTCTTAGTATTTGAACAAAATACATTAGCAACTAGAAATAGATTCTTAAATATAGTAAATCCATATTTAGAATCAGTACAACAAAGACAAGGATTATTTGCGTTTAGAGTACAAATGGATGAAGCAAACAATACACCAGAAGTTATTGATAGAAATCAATTAGTAGGAGCAATTTTCTTACAACCAACTAAAACAGCAGAATTTATAGTACTTGACTTTAATGTATTACCAACAGGAGCTACTTTTGATACTGGCGGAGGAGCTGGTGGAGGTGGAGCTACTGGTGGAGGTGGTGGCGGAGGCTACTAAAAAGTTTAAAACGTTTATATTTATAACGGAATAATAAATAATAAAATAAAAATAGAATAAAAGATGGCGATTTTAAATACAAATGAAATGATGTTTACAGCATTTGAACCTAAAATGCAAAATAGGTTTATAATGTACATTGATGGAATCCCTGCTTTTTTAGTAAAAAAAGTAGGTAGACCAAACATTCAATTTGGAGACATAACACTGGATCATATCAATATGAAAAGAAAATTAAAAGGTAAAGCTGATTGGCAAGACATTACAGCAGAACTTTATGACCCAGTAACACCATCAGGTGCTCAAGCAGTAATGGAATGGGTACGATTAGGACATGAATCAGTAACTGGTAGAGATGGTTACAGTGATTTTTATAAAAAAGATATTAGATTTAATGCTTTAGGTCCTGTAGGTGATGTTGTTGAAGAATGGATCTGTAAAGGAGCTTATTGCAAACAAGCTAACTTTGGAGAAATGGATTGGTCAGCAGGAGAAGCACCAGCAAATATTACTATTACTATGAGAATGGATTATGCTATCTTAAA